GGGGGCTGCGGCTGCTCGTAAATGGTGTACTCGATTGCCGCCATTTTACCTTTTTCGTCGCGTCCCTGCCGCCTTGTGATATATCCGGCTTTTTCAAGCTCCCATACGGCGGTGCGGATCGCGTCGATACTTTCCCGGTTGATATGGGACAGTCCCGCAAGGGTGTAGTCCCAATCTTCCGGCAAGGACAACATCTGCGACAAAAGCCCCTTTGCCTTTAAGGAAAGCTCCTTGTTGCGTAGGTGGTGGTTGCTCATTACGGTGTAGCCCCTGCTTTTCTCCACGCGGAAAACTGCCATAGCTTCATCACTCCTTTGCTGTGGATTTGTTACGCAGTAGAACAGCGATTTTGAGGGTTTAGGGATAAAGTCCTTACCGCGTGAGAAACGCGCCCGCAAAGCCGCTTGTATCAAGGCTTTTTCTGCCCCTACTGCGTAACATAAGGGCATAAAAAAGTCGCAGACTGTTTCAAAATCTGCGGTTTCGCCTAAAAGAAAAGGACACCGCTTGCACGATGTCCTTTTCAGTCAACTATTTAGTTTTTTGTGTTCCCACACTCCATATCAATAACTACCGAAACCGTGATATAGTCCTCAATACGCTTATTGCGGAATTTATCACCCTCTGCGTCAAACACCACATGGCGGGAAAAGTGCCTAAATCTAAGGATTTCTACAAGGTTTCTCTTTGTAGCAACACTATTGTCTCAACGTGTGCCTCGTCATCTCGGAAGTCATTCTCTCCCAGAGAATCGGGCGTCATCGGCGTATATGCATTGGCTACGCCGGGAATCTCTTCCCAGAAGAAGCGCACCGGGCACTTGAATGTCACGTTGGCAACCACGCGCTCTTTGCGCGGGTTCTTGTCTGGCAGGATGTGCACCTCGCTCACGGCTTCATGGATGAGGTCGAAGCGCGTCTGCTCGTCCGCACCTTCCAACAGCTCGGGGATGCGGTCAAGCTCTTCCAGAAGCCTGCGCTCTCCGTCCATGCGCTTCTCGGCAGTGGTCATCTTAGCTTGCGCTTCCTCCAGTGCGTCGCTTAATCCGGCATCGCGGTCATATAGGTCGTCCAGACGCCTTTGCAGGTCGTTGAACTTGCGCTCGTAGCTCCTGTCGGCGGGGTCGAGCGAGTCAATCTGCGTCATGAGCATGCGCATGCGCTTGTCGTTAGCGGCCTTCTCGCCCTCTATGCGCTCAATATCTTCCTTCAGCTGCTCGATGTCCGTCGCGTCGTCGATGCGACGGCGCAGGGCATCCACGAACGCATCTGAACGGGATGCAAGGCTCACGAGCTGTACGACCTCGGCATCCACGCACTCTTGCGGGTACTGACTTTTGAACGTGCAGCTGGCACCACGCGCTTTTGAAGTATGCGGGCAATAATAGGCCCACGTCGTCTTTCCCCGCGTGCCGTCCTTCTTGAGCTTCCCACGGTTGGGCTTGGACGACATCTTGCGACCGCAGACCGGGCAGACGAGAAGCCCGTTGAGCATGTTCACGTGGCCGTCGTCGTGCGTCTTCATGTTCGGCTTGCGCGTACCGACAAGGGCCTGAGCCGCCGCCCATGTGGCGTCGTCGATTATCGCATCGTGCTGGCCGTCGTGCATCTCGTAGCCGTCGCTCTTGACCACGTGCGTCTCTCCGCGCGTGCCCTCTATCGTCTCGGTACGCCTGCGGCCATAGGCAATCTTTCCGATGTACACCGGGTTGGTAATCATGCGCTGTACCGTTCCGCTGGAGAACGTGTCCATGCGTGCGTTACCGCGTGGCTTCTTCTTGATTCCATGGTTGTTCAACCATGTGGCTATCGCCATCGACCCTTTGTTCTCGCACGCGTACATCTCGAAGATGCGGCGCACGACCTTCGCCTCGTCCTCGTCGACCTCAAGCTCTTTGAACTTGTTGCCCTTATCGACAAGGCGATACCCGAAGGGCGCTTGCCCTCCGTTCCAGTAGCCTTTACGAGCCTTCTCCTCACGTCCGCTCATGGTCTGGGTGCGGATGTTATCGCGCTCCATCTCGGCGAACACGGCGGCGATGGACAGCATCGCCTTGCCCATGGACGTACCAGAGTCGATGCCGTCCTTCACGCAGCACAGCTCCACGCCGTAGTCTTGGAGCGTCTGAAGGGAGTTCCAAGTGTCGGCAGCGTTGCGCCCGAAGCGTGACAGCTTGAACACGAGGACGTAGGCCGGGCGCTTGCTCGGCTGCGCCTTGATGATGTCATCCATCATCTGACGGAACTGCGGCCTGCCCTGCACGTTCTTTCCTGAAAAGCCGGCGTCAACGTACTCTCCGAGCACGCGCATGTCGTGATTTTCGGCGTATCTTGTCAGCTCGAAGCGCTGAGCGTCTATCGACTCGCCCTTCTCGACTTGCAGCTTGGTCGAGACGCGGATGTACAGGACGCAGGAGAGTAGGCGGGCGGCATCTAGCGTTTTGGGATTTTTTCGTGCCATAGGTTCACCCCCTCCCGTAATTCTCTACATGCGGAAACGCCCATGTCACCTCACCTTAAACGGCGCATCGTCGAAATATCCCGCATTGGTCGCAAACTCAATCGCATACTCGCGCTTTATCGCCGCCTCCATCAAGATGCACAGTCGCTCCCAACTCGGATGTCCATCCTTACCGACCGGGTTCAAGAACACGTACTCGGCATCCTCGCAATCGCCGAAATCACGCACGTCCTGAACCGAAACGACGCCGTACTTTTCGCCGTATGAGCGCCAGAACTCGTGCGCATATTCGTAATTCGACGGGGTGGCGTCAGTCGGAAAGAACACGATTGCCGTCTTTTTCGTCTCGCTCATTGTTGTTTCCTCCATATCATTGTTATTTACTGAACACGTCAAACGCTACCTCTACGTCTCTGGCAAAGCTTTGATAAGCGATTTCAGCTCATCGTTTTGACGGTCGAGCGTGTCGATGCACTCTTGCAAGTATTTATTCTCCTGTTCGAGGTCGTACACCTTGCGAATAAGGAAAATCAGAAACGGAGCCGGCTTGCGGTCTCCAATCTCCCAATGTTGCAGCGAGCGTATAGGGATTCCAAAATGCTCGCAGAACTCGGAGCGCTTCATACCGTACAGCTCGCGCAAGTGTTTAAGCTCCTCGGCTGGAGCCATGCTGTCTGTGTTCTCATCCATTGAAATCACCCCCATTTATGTATATATTATGCGCCCAAACGTGTATTTTGTCAATAGTCTGTGGGTGTATACAGGCAATAATAGCGACCTATGGGCGCACAAAAAAAGCCCGGCACCTATTCGTACCGGGCTTTCACAAGTCGAGGCTGTAAATCAATTCAATCACCCACGTGCTTGTCCAGTGAAACCTTGAGAGCTTCGAGAGTATCAATAATCACATAGAGCTGTTCCGTCGTGCATGAATCAAGCAGATTCTGTATGTGTTCCGACGCAACCGTCTTGGAAAATCGTGGGGTGTCGTAAAGCAGAGCATCCGTCTGCACCGAAAGAGCCTCCGCAATGTTTACGAGAACCGGAAGGCTCAGCTTGGTGTTCCCGGTCTCGATGTGGCTCATATGCGTTGCAGAGATGCCAGCCTTCTCGGCAAGAGCCTCCTGCGACAGACCGCATGCCTTGCGATAGCGGCGTATGCGCTGTCCTATTTCGTAGTATTTCACCCTTTCACCGCCCATACAATTCATCTACTCTTGAATTGTATGAAGATTGTGTGTATAATATAATAATCTGTATAGGCTATTTTCAGCCCATACACTTCATATTCTTCTGGCCCCGACATATCATTAGACCCGCATCCACTTCGATGCGGCGGGTGAGGCTAAAAATCTTAATCATTTGGAGGTACATAGTATGAAGAAGAGAAGACTTACCGCAGCTGCGGTAGCCACTGCATGCCTGCTCACACTCACACTCGCAGGCTGTGGCGGTGCAAACGACGTAAAGAGTGCGAGTGAGCCGCTTGCTGTATCTCAGGCTTTCGGGCAGAAAAGCGTATGGGTGCAGTACAACAAGAATGACGCAATAGAGAAAGACGGAGAAATTGACCGCATTCTTGTCTTTGACGGAAACGGCAACGTCACCGCATACCAATGCGACGGAGCGACATTCGCAGACTTGAACGGTAAGTCTGACGATGAAATCGTTGAGATGGCAAAGGAGCAAGACAAGAAGGTATTCGACACAGAACGTCAGGACGCCCTCGACAGTACAGCTCCGGCTATTGAGCGCATTCAAAGCGCCTACGATGCTCTGAAAGATGAGTACGACAGCGGCACGTACACGTCCGGGCTTGGCGGAAGCGCACTGTCAGACCATACAGACGCTGATTTAGAAGAGATGAAGTCTCTTTACAACCAAACGCTCTCCGAATTGGAAGCTCAACTGAACGCGGCGAAAGACGGTCAGGCCGCAACTAAGTCGGCTACGTATCAGGAACCGAAGGCTCAGCCTTACACGCTTCACATTGAGACAGACGGCAGCGGAAACAACACGCAGAGCGAGACGATATCCTTCGACGCCCCTTCGTATTCCTTCTACAAAGCGCAGTCAGGCCGCAAAGGGCAGGTAGACGACGAAGAGCAAACCCCTGCCGATGTACTCACTTGGGGTATAAACGTAAGCTATACCGAAGCCGGGAAGGCAATTCGCAACGAGAAAATCGAACTTTTTTCTCCTGTCAATAAGCAGACCGTCTACGACACGACATTCGCCGGCTTCAGCGGGCTTGCCACAATAGTCAACGAAAACCACGCCGGCTTCGTGTTGGACACCCCTGACACAAAAGGGATAGAGGTGGACTAAATGGAAAAGGCAATCGAATGGGTTAAAAACCACAAGCCGCATACAGCGGCCATCGCAATCGTAGTCGTTGCCGTCATAGCCGTGTCGATTGCCGCAGCATCAGGCGCTTTCACACAGCAAGACAAGACCGCCACCGACGAACAAAAGACCGTCGATGTGACCCTCAGCGTCACGGCCGACCACGGCTGGGACGAGAACTCCACGCCCGCCATCGCCCATATCGAGGGCAACGATGTGGACTTCTACCACGCGGTGACCCCCGATGCCGATGGCAACAAGGGCACTTCCACGGTCGAACTCGCCGAGGGCGACTACACCGTGAGCTTCGTCAGCCCCGTCAACTCCGACGGTTCCGCCTTCGACATCTACGACACGGGCGCTCCCGTCGACATCACCGTCGACACCGACGCGAAGAACGCACCCGCCGTCAACTGCCCTATGGCGCAGATTCCCGCCGACAAGGTCACCGACGACATGCTCGCCGACATCGTCAACAAGACCAAGGACGCCATCAAGAAGGGTGACGAGACCTTGAAGGGCGACGCCGGCACGGGCATCCTCGACAAGCTCGACGGCAACGTCGCCAAGAACCCGAACGCGAGCGACAAGACCAAGCAGGAGGCCACTGACGCCGACAAGGACGTCGATGCCAACGACAAGCCTGCACAGACGACCCCGTCTGCCAAGAACGACAACAACGCCAAGGCCGACAGCAACGCTGGTTCCCAGCCTTCCAACAACGGTTCTTCGAACGCTGGTTCTGCTTCCAGCAAGCCCTCCCAGTCCAGCCAGCCTTCCAAGCCTGCCCACACGCACACTTGGGTGAACCACACGGCCACCCGCAATGTCTGGGTAAGCAACTGGGTCGACGTGCCAGACTACAGTACTCAGCAGGTCGCTGTCGGTACCAAATACATCTTCTCTTACGACGGCTATACCACTACTAGCGACGCCGACGCCGAGTCACACGCTGTAGCACTCATCAAGCAGGGTTTGCCTGATAACTACCGTATGGAAACTGTTTACGAGACCCAGACTGTCCAGACTGGTTCCCACAAGGAAGACCACGGTACCAACAAGACCGAAACCTACGTGGACTACGTGTATTGCAGTTCGTGTGGTGCTCGCCAGTAACGACGGCATCATCACGGCACGTATTGTGTTCGGGCATAGCCCTCACAGACCCGCGCGCGCCCTCCGGTCGCGTGCAGGTGTCCATTTCCCGAACAAGGGGAGCATCCGTTATACGGATGCTCCCCTTTATTTTTACGCGAAAGGCAATAACAGGTCGCGGCGCTGCCGCGAACCATCAAGGGAATCACAAACGAGGCTTGCTATCGTAAACACGACCCAACGAACGCAAGCCAACACGCCCACGCTGGTCGCGCGTAGGCTTCCATTTCATCAAAAAGAGCAGCTACCCCGGCTGCTCTTTTTTGTATCGGTTATCCAAGACGTACGCAACAGGGCGCGTGAGTTTTTGAGAATAAAGGGGTCTAAATGAGATTTTCGGGCGAAAATGAGAATGCTTTTGAGACACGGAAAGCTCACGTTTCGTCACGGTATCCCATAGATGTACACAGCAAGAGAAAAACGGGCCTTGATTCTCAAAATCTCACGTTTTTTCTGACTTTCATTACACGTAACGTCTTTCGTTGAACACTGTGTAATAAGTAGTAATTTTTTTGAGATTATGAGATTAAATATAAGAGAAACGTTTGTTTATCAGGGGAAACACAGAGAGAACGCCCTTTTTCTGTCTCAAAAAGTCGCCTAAATTCTCAAAAAGTGCCCTAAAAATCTCAAAAAGTGGCGGATATTCTCAAAAACTCGAAGCGCGAACCAACCTGCCCAATCTCACTGTGTACGTATTCTATGCCGCCGGTTGTTTATGCTGTACAGGCATAAAAAAAGAGCGCCACCCGTTACAGGTGACGCTCTCGTTTCGTGTTCTGTTACTCCTCGTCGGTATCTTCGTCAGTGGCTTCAGCGGTCTCCTTGGGAGTTGCCTCGTCGGCGTTGCCGTCGATGACAAGGTCGCCGTCTTCGTCGACGGAAACCTCAGGCAGACCAACCACAGACATAAGCACGGACGCAACCGTTGCCGCTGCGGACACGCCGAGCGCCATTGCCCAGTCGATATCGCCGATAGCGATACCGCTGACGCCAACGAAGCCAAGCATAGCCTCAGCAAACGTCTTGACGGCACGGACGCCGGCAGCCTCAGCCCAGTTAATCCAGTAAGTCTTGCTCATCATAGTTATCTCTCCTTTTAATGACGAGGGGGCGCGTTGTGCGCCCCCGTTTTAATGTTTGTTCACTGCGGTTCGCCAAAGTGGCGCTCGCAGCGCTTCTCAAGCACCGTGATTCGGCGCTCTTGCTCATCAACCTTCGCTTCGAGGCGCGTAATCTGCGTCCCGTGCTGCTCCAGTTTGTTGTCGATACGTTGAACCATGGCTCGCGTCTCATCGACGGACGAGCCGATGGTCGCCAGCTTGTCGCTAATCCTCTGCTGACGCTCGGCCTCCTTGCGCAACATGTCGACGTTCGCCTTACTGTTGCGCTTGGAGTTTGCAATGGCCACGATGGCGGCGACGAGCAGCGAGGACATAGCTATAAGCTGGTCGAGATTGATAGGAATGTTCATGTCGTCTCCACCACAGCTTTCTGCTATCTCAACCGAGTTGCCTGTGCCCGCTTAGCCAATCTTGAGAACCTGACCCGCGTAGATTACGTTCGGGTTGCTGATGCCGTTAATCTGTGCCAGCTTCTGGTACGTCGTGCCGTACTTCGCAGCAATGCCAGACAACGTGTCACCGGACTTCACTGTGTACGTCTTGTACGAGGAGCCGTTCACAACGCTCTGTACAGAGCCATAACGAGAGCCAAGCACCGCCTTGCGGGTATCCCCGTTGCCGTACTTACCAGCCAAGACCTCAGAAGCGAGGGTCGACGTCGAAGCCGTCTGAATGTGATTGATGAAATCCTGAACATCGTTGTAACGAGAACCAAGGGCGGACTTACGAGCGTCACCGTTGCCGTACTTGCCCTGCATTACAGCCACAGCAAGCTCCAACGTAGAGCCAGAAGGTGCGGACGGCGTGCTCGGAATCGTCGTGGCACTAGGGGTGCCGGAACCGCCAGCATACTTAGCCCACGTCGAGGCGTCGCCATAGAACACGTCGCCGTCGAGGTTGCCGCCAAAGCCGCCGATGCGAACCGAAGAACTGAACTGCCAAGCACAGACCCCGCCGCCGTTCACGGCGTAGGGGAACGGGTTGTTCATGCCGAAATTGATATCCGTGATGCCATTCATCGGATAGCCGGCAATCCAGCGGCCGCAGTTGGGGTTCACCGTGCCCTGATTGAAACGCCAAGCGTTGCCATAGACCCACGGCCAGATGCCCGTCAGGTCATGGTAGCGCTCGACGAACTTGTTCACCCAGTCGACGCTCTGCCCGTCCTCCCAGTCGAGAATCGGGATGCCGCGGTGCTCGTATCCCTTCGTGTTGTTGCGGAAATACTCCGCCTCGCTCGCGGCGTTGTTGTTGCGGGCGAAATGGTAGAAACCGAACGGGATGCCATGGGCGAAACACTGCTGCGCGAAACCGTCGCAGCTCTTGTCCACCCAACCAACGCCCTCCGTAGCCTTGACCACGACGGCGCCGAGACCGCCGTTCTTCACGACGGTGGGGATATCAAGCCCGCGCTGATAGCCGGAAATGTCGATAAACTTCATGGTCATATTTGTTCATCCTCTCCGCCGCTTTTGCGGCATTCACGCACGCGATTTCTCGTGTGCTCTTATAAGAAAGGCCGCGTCACGTTTGTGGCACGGCCTATAGCAAAGCGACGCTGGCTCAGTGAACCAACGCCGCCTCATTACCTTGTTTGTCTTATGTCTACGCGAGCGCAGGAGCGATATGCCCGCGAATCTTTACGTGTACCCGGTCGCCTAGGGCTACAGTCGTGCCGTCGTGGAGACCGTTCACGCTCAGCTTCACTTCGACTTGGGGGACTGTCGGGGCGGGGTATTCCGTAACCTTCTCGGTGACGTATGAAAATTCGGCGCAATGCTTGCCGTCCTTATAGAGACTAATGCCCTCGATTTTCATACCGTTCAGGCGCTTTGTGTTCTCGTCGGAAACATCCCGCGGGTAGAAAACGCCGAAACTGTGCAGGCTACCCCACCACGTACCATCCTCGCTGTTGTACTTGCTGCCGAAAGTTGCCTCTTTTCCGGCTGCGGTATTACCCCTATCGACCAGCATTTCGGCGTCAATCGTCACGGCTCCCGTTGCGGGGTCAAGGGTCACGGTCGCCGGGGTGTTGTCCGAACTGAACATATAGTGCCACGCGTTGATGTTGGAAAGCGTCTCGCTCACGCCGAACGGGAACGTGCTAGACCTAAACAAGTAATAAAGCGCGGACTGCGGGACCGTAAACGTCTCGGTCGTGCCGCCTCCGCCTCCGCCCGTTCCGTTCAAAACGTCGAACGTATGCTCTCCGACTGCGTCCGTGATGGTTACGCGGGTACCGTTATCAATCGCCGTGGTCGTAACGGTCGGAGAAACTCCATCGGGGCCTGCCGGACCCGTTGCGCCGTCAGCGCCTGCGGGACCTGCGGGGCCTTCGGGACCCTTTGGGCCTTCGGGGCCTACGGGACCAGCCGGGCCGGGGTCACCCTGCGGACCCTTTGCGCCGTCAGCACCCTTGGCACCGTCTGTACCGTTCATGACGTCGAACGCGTGGGCACCGCTTACATCAGTGATGGTCACACGCGTACCGCTCTCGATAGCCGACGTTGCTACAGTAGGGCTTACGCCGTCGGCACCATTCTTTCCGTTAGCACCGTTGGCACCGGTTTCTCCCGGCTCACCCTTGGCACCAGTGGCACCGGTCTCACCACGGGACGGTTTTCCCGTGTCTACTCCGTTGATGTACCAGTTGCCGTTGTCGCCGATAGCCGGGGTTGCGGCCTCTCCGCCGTTCTTGCCATTAAGTACATCGAATGCGTGCTCTCCTGTTGCGTCCGTGATGGTCACACGCGTACCACCCTCGATAACCGACGTTGCTACAGTAGGGCTTACGCCGTCCTTGCCGTCTGCGCCCGGGGCACCGTTTTCACCGTTCTTGCCCGTCGCGCCGTCTGCGCCTGCGGGACCCGTAGGACCTTCAGGACCGGCGGGGCCTGCGGGGCCGGGGTCGCCCTTATCGCCGGGGGTACCGTCAGCACCGGTCTCACCTCGCGAAGGCTTGCCCGTGTCTTGTCCGTTGATGAACCAGTTGCCGTTGTCGCCGATGGTCGGGGTTGCGGCCTCTCCGCCATCAAGGCCGTTCATTACGTCGAACGCGTGCTCGCCAGTGCCGTCGGTGATGGTTACACGCGTACCTCCCTCGATAACCGACGTTGCTACAGTCGGGCTTACGCCGTCCTTTCCTGCGACGCCCGGTTCGCCATCGGCTCCGGGGTCTCCGTCAGCGCCCTTCAGCGGTTCGGTTGTGTACTCGGTACCGTCGCTCATGTGAAACGTGATGGACGAGTCCTTGTTCATATCGACCGAAACGATACCCGTGCCGACCTTCTCCAGAGCGTCGAGCAACTGCTTCATGTAGTCATAACCCGGCTCCGGGGTATCACCTGAAACGCCGATAGAGTCATGAGTGTACGTAGTGAACAGAACGGACTTCACAAGCACGTCGTCCACGTAGTAATCGACCTCTGCGTTACCGCGACCGACGATTGCCGTGTCGGTCTCGGTGGGCGTCCAAGTGAGGCCGTCACTTTCGTCGATTACAGCCGCCGGATACGGCACGTCCTCGTTGGGGCGCTTAACAAGCACCACAATCTTGCCGCCGTCGCCGTAGTCCTTCTTGATTTCCGCGATGATGTCTGAAAAATCAACAGCACGCGCAAGGTTCTCTCCCTTGCGGCCAATCGGAATGTCACGCCCGATGATGGGGCGCACGTGAGTACGAATCATGTTGTATTCCTCCTATTTAGATAAGATTGACACCGAAGCTGACCGGGGCGTATGCGTGCCAGTCTCCTGTGATGGAAGCCCATCCGTCGCCTGTGATTTGCACGCCATACGTGTTGTCATGGTCTATGCTCATAGCGTTGAGCGTACCGAATCGCACATACTCAATGTCCTCGTTCGAGTACACATGAACATTGCAGCCGGTAACGCCTGCGTTGCCGTCCACAAACGTAAGCTCGTGATACCCGAGAAGCGGAGTGATGAAGTTGCCCATTATTGTGTATATGTAATCCGCGACATGCGTTCCTCTGCCTGGAAGCGTGTTGCGTCCATCGTCGAGCATGATGCCGAGCGTGTCGTTCCCGTTATTTGCGGATGCTGAAAAATGCACGTGCCACGTCGCCTTGTCTGCGGTTCCGTCCACCTTTTCTGTTACCCCGGCAAACTCAACCCACACGCGTAGCGATTTGGCATTGTCCGTGAACACTGGGAAATGGTACGCAGCCCCAGTGCAAAGCTCGCGCACCTGCTCAGCGGATATAGCGTTGGTTTGCTTGACGTTTACGCTTGCCGTCTCGAACTGCGCTACGTCGTACTCTCCGTTCTGATAGATGTACTTTGTGCCTGACGGGTGCGAAGGAGAGTCGGGCGTTCTCCATCCTCGCATCGCGCGTCCGACTTCCATACCCTTGAAGAATGCCTCTCTATCGCTAATCAAGCCAAGCACCACCTTCCACGGGAGTAGTAAACGGAATGTCCATAGTGAAGTTCATGTACGTGTCTGGACGCTTCCAACCGTCGCCGGTGACGTACACCGCATAGCACTCGGTGGACGCAAGACCAAGCATTGTGTCTTTCGGCCAAATCGGGTGCATGCCTCCCGTGTTGGCAGGCTTTGCAGAGATGAATCCGCTGTTTATGGACTCGATGCGGATGCCGCAGCCCTTCATCTCTTCAGCAGATGCTCCGCCTGTGGTGTACTCGCCGAAATACGTTCCCGCCAAGTCCGGGAGCTTAATGATTCTGCGCTGGCTTTCCCCGCCGGGTATCTCAAGCGAATAAGGCGGAAGGGCGATGCCGACAAGCTCGTCCGCTGTCTGCGGGTGGTACAGACCAGAAGAACGGAACCGGAACGTCCAGCTTATGCTGTTGTCGTCCGCGCTGTTGATGATGTACTCCGGGTAGCATGTCACCCATGCGTTGACCCATACCGGATAAAACGACGCGCCTGCGAGAATCTCATTCAGCGTGTACATCTTCCGTGGAATGTTGACCGTGGCCGTTTTGTAGTTCGTAACGTCGTAGTCGCCGTTCTCCGTTATGTTGAGATTGCCCTCTACGCGAATCGGAGCACCATTTGCGCCTATATGGCGACCATGAAGGGCACGACCGGCAACAACGCCGGCGAGGAAATCGTTCTTGTTGTATGCCATTGTTCGTGCCCTCCTTTACCATGTGATGTCCAATGTGTGCCCGTCAGAGCACGTAAGCTTGATAGGTCTACCGCTTGAGTCAAAAGCCACGTCATACGTGATGGTTGGGTCTGCGCTGTTCTCAAGCGTTTCCGTGAACGAGCCGTTGCTGAAGTTTGAAAAATTGAGCTTTATCGTCCTTTTCGAAGACATCGACGCCACGCTCGCCTTGAAGTCGTTCAGGTCTGAGCTGATGTTGTCAACGTCAGAACTTACCTTTGCGATTTCCTGCTCAACCTGTTTGAGTTCGTGGTTTCCCCTGTACCCCGTGTATACGTACGGGTACTCGTGGTTGAGTTCCTCGTCGTCTGGAGCGGAAACGGAAGCGTCGAACATCTTGTCGAACGAGCGGTCGAGCTTAGCAACGATTGACTTCCACCCGTTAATCTGCACGGTGTCGCCAATCTCAACAGAAGGCTCAAGCAGTGCCTCGTCCGCCGTGAACGGTCGGTACACCCATCCGTTCACTTTAGCGAGCACGCTGTTCGCTATGGTCTGCGTTCCCCAAGGGCATTCGCCCTCAAGGGTCAAGCCGTTATCGTTGCCGGCAACGTACTCGGATACGCCATCCACACCCACGATTCCGGTGATGCGAACCTTTGTGAACGCAGCAGAGTCAACGCCACGTGACAGCGAGCCTACGTTCATTCCCAAGTCTTGCGCCACGGTTGCCGACTGACGGAGCGTTTTGCACGCAAGCATTCCGTAGTCGTTGACGATAAAGTTTCCGCCCATCGCAACGGCTATCTGACGCAGAAGGTCTCGTGCCGTGGAATTACCCGGGTACGATACCTTCCATGTCGCCGGCATGTTGAGCATTACGTCCATGCTCGCCGTCACGCCAATGTCAGCGCTGATTTGCTGGAACAAAGCGCGAGCGTCCATAGGCCAATTCGCATCGTTGTCTTGGTCGAGATGCTTGTCGAGATACACATACTCCGTCTTCAGCATCGCGTCATAGCAGTGAATGCTGAGTACATCGCCAGTCTCGTCATACGTACGAGAGTCGATGAAGAACTCGCCCATGGGAATCCATGGCGTCCATGTGGTCGTTCCGGTGCCCTCATCGGTTGCAGCCAGCCGGCTCTCAACCTTGCACTTCGACGCAGTCGGAATGATTGTGTCTCCCGGCAAAAACGCAAGCTCCATCTCACGGGATACGGCAGACCCGATACCGGGGCCGCTGGAGTCAAACAGCTGCCCCGGCGTCTTCAGGCTCACGATAGATTCCATACCGAACACCGAGCCGCCAATGGTCACGCGGTGCTCAGCCCAGTGGTTCGGGTTGGCGAAGATGTCAGCATAGCTTCCAGATATGTCTTTCATTCTCTTACGCCTCCCTCAGCTGAATCTCACCGCCTTTGTACCTGCGCAATCCATCGACGCTCTTCAGCGCGAACGTCTGCTCGATGTTGGACGTCACGCGCATCGTCTTAGTCGATGTCACGCCGTTGCGGCTCGGGTCTGTGTAGATAACAGTGACGGAGAAGGTGTTGAGTGCGTCGTACAGCGCAGTCGCTTCCTTTTCCGTCATCGGCATAAACGAAACGGTCAGGACGTCGCGGAACTTGCCCGGGTACGGGTGCTCCACGTCGTCAAGGGTCGTGATTATCTTCTTGTAGGTGACCTCCTTGGTCACCTTGTACGTTGAAACGCTGGCGGAGAAATCCACGCCAGCGATTGAAAGAGTCAAAACAGGCATGAATTACACCCCCAGCGCTCGTCCGATTTGTCGGTTGTAGTTGTACGCAGTCTCACCAATCACACGTCCGTCAAGTACGCTCTGGACGATGATTGTCAAAGGCGAGCTGTTGTCGTTGCGGTTGGATGCCGCGATTGCGTTATGCAATCCGCCAGCCGCGCTGTCTCCATAATCAACGTTGCCAGTACCAACGCCGTTCGCAATGGTGTTCGTCACGCCGCCAAGCGTCCGCTCAAGGTTTCCTTCCTCATCGGAAATACCCTTGGTCAAGCTCTGCATGATGAGACGACCATTGCCCCGGAGCAGGTTCTTGTCTTTCTCAGGCGGACCCTTCCACTCTGGAATCATGTCGGTCACGCTTGTGAGTAGATTCGCGAGCGGTGCAAGACCCTCTGAAATGCCTTCCATCAATCCGGCAATAAGCTCGAAGCCTGCTGCAAGCAGCCACGTGCCCGCCCCAGCAAACGCATTCACGATAGCCTCGACAAGCATCGTGCTTGCCTTCACGAAAAGCGGAACACCGTACTCGATGATTCCGTTCGCCGCATAGCCCAGTAGCGTGATGATTGCATTGAGTAGACCCTCAAGTACGCCGGGCTGAGCAAGAATCTGGAACAGACCCGTAACAAGCTGCATCAGTCCGTCAGCGACCAAGTCGATGTTGTCGACAAGCGCTTGCGCCACTGCAAGAAGCAGGGTGACGACAGCCTGAATCAATCCCGGAGCCAACGAGTTGAGCAACGAGATGAGCTGTTCGAGAATCTGCGGCCCGTTGTTCACGAAGAAATTGCTCAAATTGGTGAGCACTCGCTCCGCAACAGGGGCGATATTCGTGACGACAGCCTCGAAAGACTCCATGAGCTGGTCGGCCAAAGCACCAACGTCAGCGTCCGGGTTAGCAAGGCCGGTCAGGAAGTTCTCCCACGATGCTTTCATCATCGCGATGGAACCCTGAATCGTGGTAGCAGCCTCTTTCGAGGATGTACCAGTGATACTCATCTCTTCCTGAACCTTGTGGATTGCGGTGATGATGTCAGCGAATGTGACACCCTCAAGGCTTTCATCCACAGTGCGGCCAAGCGTGCCTGCATCATTGATGAGACGCGCCATTTCGCTGGCCGTGCCGCCATACCCGAGCTTCAGGTTGTCCAGCATCTCGTAGTTCTTCTTGGCGAAGCCCTTGTACGCATTCTGTACGTCCTCGGCGTTGGAACCCATCATGTTCCAGTTATCAGCCATGTCTGAGATAGCCATGTCGGTCATCTCAGCGGCCGCATCTGTGTCTCCGCCGAGTGCGCTGATTAGGGACGCACTGAACGATGTGGACAGGTCGAGATATTGGTTTGCAGACATCTGCGCCGTCTTGAACGCATTTGCTGCATAACTCTCAACGATTGCCGCGCTATTTCCGAAAAGCTTCTCAACGCCACCGGTAAGCTGTTCGAACTCACCGTACGCCTGCACAGCCTTGGTGGTAATTCCGACGATTGCCGTTCCTGCGGCAGCAATTCCAGCGGCAGCAACCTTTCCGGCTGTTGCCACTTTGCTTCCGAATTTCGATGCTATCTGGGAGCCTGCCTTTGACGCCTTATCCTCGGCGTCATCAAGCCCCTTGTTGTACTCCTTGGTGTCGAGAGCAAGCTTTGCATAAAGGTCGAACAAATCCATGCGTTACGTCGCCCCCTTCACCTTCAGACCAGCGCGCTCGATAATGTCGGCGGCAATCTCATCACCGCTACGCTCATCAACCTTCGGTGGATTGATGACGTCGTAGTACCTCTGCTTTGCAAAGGTGCCTCCGCCGAAGCGGGCTGTGTTCTCGGAGATAATCCGCAGGGCGTCTGAGACGTACACGCGGTAGGTTTCCGCGTGCAAGTCTTCCAGCATCCGCGCCTTTGCGTATTCGAGGAAATGCTTCAGGCTATTGCCGCGAAAGTCGTTTAGATAGCAGAAGCAGCGACAGCTCCCTGCGCCGAAGTCGTAGCTGTTGCTCCCTCCGCAGACGTAAAAAAATCAGCGAACATCGGGTCGCCGACAAGGTCTGCGAGGTCGGCGATGAGCTTGCCCATAGTCAGCTCCTTCGCATACTCGTCAACCGGAGTCAGGTTGACGGCTGCGAGAATCGCCACCAAGTCGTCCTTGTGGTCGCGCATGAGCGGCGGAACGCCCGCTGCGAGGCGCTTAATTGCAACGGCGCGAACGTCGGTGCCCTTAGGCACGACCTGCTTCTTGAACAGAGCCATGGCCTTCTCATCGGCTGCAATGTTGGTGATAGGTACGATGCAGTCTGCAATGACGTCGAAAACGTCAGCGCCCTTGATATCAGAAAGTTTCATATGTCTATACCTCCGCAAATGTCTCAGAAAAGAGGAAGGGCAACAGCCTGATGGCCGTCACCCTTCCGTGTCTTCAGTGTTCTGTGTGTTTTCGTACGATTACTCTGCTGTGGGGCTTTCATCGGTCGCATCAGATGCAGCGGCTACCGCCTCATCGGCACCCGCCTTGATGTAAATCTCGAACGGAACCTTCGTCTGGTCTGCGATGCTATAGTGGCCCGTGAACTCAAACGACATCGTGCCCTTGCTCTTGTCAGCCGTCTTGAGCTTGAAGCCGCCGGTGGACAAAGCGTTGAACATGTGGATGGCGATAAAGCCACCGTTCACGTCGCCGTTCTTGCTGGAATAGTCACCGACAAGCCAGATATCCTTGAAGTCAGTGTCTGCGACATCATTACGAGGCGTAATCTTGTCGACCTTGCTCTCTTGCGTAGCGTCAGCCGCGCCGACCATCTGCTTAGCCGAGTCCTTCGTCACCGTGACGAAAGTGCCGGACATCTTAACCTCCCACGAGTCAAGCTTCTTCAGCTCCTTCGTGTTCTTGGGGCAGTTGTCGATATCCTCGCCAAAATCCGTGTAGGTTGGCGTAGCCTCAAACGAGATACCGCCGGAAGTCGCGGCGATAATGTCGCCAATCTCACCAGATGCAGGCGTGAACTCAGCCGAAAGTACGCCGGCATTCAACTGAATCTCGTCGAATGCGGTCTCTCGAATCTTTGTGTACTTCATTCGTGTGTCACTCCTTCATTTTTAGTCTGTGGTTAGGAACTCAGCCGTGACGTTGATGTAACGGCGTTTGATGCTCCTATCGTCTTCGTCGACGACTGCTTGGCTCCACGGCGCACCGCGCTTGAGCCAGATTGCTCCGTCGTCGCATGTGATGACGCACCCGCCACGACCGATTGCATCGGATAGCTTGCGGGCAAGTGCGTTGATGCTCGCCTCTGAATCAGTACGCTCATAGATGTTCACCGTGAGCGCCTGTGGCTCATCGCCAAACGAGGCTTCGCTGAATGTGTACGTCATATACGGCATAGCCGCATCGTCAGGAACGGCGGTTGACGGGTAAGCAGTCAGCACGCCGTTGAAAAAGTCATGAATCGCTTTCGCCTTGGTTGTAGCCATTACGTCTCTTCCCACTCGGTCGCTTTGACCTGCTTGAAGGAGAACGTCGCGCAGTCAGGCGATTGTGTGTCTGCTTGGTCGCTCACGACGCGGAACACCTTGCCGTCTGAAATGCGCTTGAAAACGCTGTGATAAGGAAGGTCTACGTCTTTTCCCACGGTTGCCGTGTACGTGCAGGAAACCTGCTCGCTCTCAGCGATTACGCTGTCCGTATCGCTATCCTTCACGATTGCCGGGGAAAACGTCTTGCCGTCAGCCCACGCGGTTGTCGCGCCGCCCTCTCCGTCCGGCGTGCTTGTCTTGACCCGCATCACACACGGTGAGCGGAACGCATCAATCAGGCTCATATCTTCCTCCACTCGTTCAGACGCGAGCGGAACGCCTTTTTCCACGACAGCGGAGCGCCGTCAGAGTCGGTGTTGCGCGTGTAGCTGTAGCCGCCGAAGCTCTCAGACTTGTACGGAGAGGGTTTAGCCACGGCGGTGTTCTCGTAGTCCTCAATCTCTGCCACCAGCTTCGAAAGAGCGAGCGGCACACGCAGCGCCCATATCGTTCCAGTAAACGTCTCATCGGTGAGCGTTTCGGCAGCGTATGCGTACACCCCATCGTTGAAGACGGAGCCACAGATACGGAAGTATTGACCGTCCTGCAAGAAGTCGGACAAGTCGATGCTACCGTTCGTGATGGTGAACGTACCCTCGTGGATACCGTCGGGAGCGACAAACCAGTTATGAAGGTGTGACAGCACCGATTCCATCATGTGCATGCGCTTGTCCTCCTTCCGTTACTACTCAGCGGCCTCGTCAGTCGTCGCAGTCTCCTCGGCGGTGTCGTCCGTCTTAGCCGTAGACTTCTTGGTGGTCTTCTTGGCGGCAACAACCGTGAAACGCTCATCCTTGAGCATCATTGCCTCGACGTCAGCACTCTGCGGAGCGTAAATCGTGCCAGCTGCGTTCTTGAACTTCTTCATCGTTCAAAACCTCCTTATATAAAGAAAGCCACCCGTCAGGATGGCTTTGTGTACATGAAACAAGTGGAGCAAGGGCGGGTATGCACCCGCCCTCGCAAGCGTTCAGGCTTAACCCTAAGCAGTCTTGTAGACGAAGATGAGGTCTTCGGTAACGGCCTTGGTGCCGTAGTCGTAGAACATGCCGAAGGAGTAAGCGTTGGACAGCTGAATCTTCTCAGCCGGCGCAATCGTCGGGAGAACAGGCTGCGCAACGGAGCCGTAGGCCATAGCGATGGCCTTGACGTCCTTGGGCAGGTACGTGGAGCTGAAGATACGCACGCCGTGATAGGTGTTGATAGCCTCGCCCTCTGTGTTGTGAGTCGTAGCATCGAGATACGTACGCAGCTGGCCGTAGAATGCAGGGTTGCACACAAGCGCAATCATGTTGCGCTCAACGCCGTCGACGAAGTCGTTGCTCACGGTCTCAACGGACTGAATAAGCTCCTCAGCGATAGCCTCGGGCGTAGTGCCAACAGGAGTAACCTGCGTGCCGGCTTTAGCTGCGGTATCGAAGAACGCATGCTCAAGCTTGTTGGTCATCTTGCGCTCGCACTCGGCAGCACGACGCTCAACGAAGTTGTCGACGCCGTACAGGCTGACATCCTTATGCTCGACCTCCTCAAGAATCTCCTCGTCTTGGTCGATGGAGATGACGATTGGCTTGGCCTTGACAGCGTTGGCCTTGCCGCCAGAACGAGCCGTGCCGTAAGCCTGAGAGGTAGCGTTCACAAAACGCTTGGCCTCAACGGTGCCGGAAGTGGGGCTACCGGACAGGTCAGTGTTCTTCAGCTGCGAAGAAATAGGGTTCTTCTGGAGGTTGGCAATAACCTTGCCGTACTGCTCGGAGAGGAAGTCCTTGCCGGTGTCAGTCAGAAGAACGTTAAGAGAAGTAATACGTGCCATTGTAGAATCATCCTTTCGTGATTACTAAATAAGCGCGGCAATCAGCCGCATGTGTTAGATAAGCGTCGGGATGCTGATGGGCTTGGATGCCTCACCCTCGTTTCCTGCCGGGGGATTTGCCGTGTCAGCGCCCTTCGTTCCGGTCGTAACGACCAGAGAAGCGAGGTCGCCAGCGATGGCGTCATCAAGGCTCTTGGCGTCCTTAATCTTGCCGTCGTCAATCTCCAGCGCATCAACGCCGTCGCCGATGTAACGCATAGCGAGCGTCATCGACTTGTCAGCGATTCCCTTGTCGTGGAAGTACGCCTTGACAGCCGATTCCTTGGCTGCGTGGGTTTCCTTTGCCACGATGTCGGCCTTGTAGTCCTCGAAAGCCTTGTGCTCCGCCTCGTACTTGGCCTTGAACCCACCGTCCTTCGTGTCGTTCAACTGTGCGGTCGCGTCGTCGAGCTGCGACTGAACGCCGGGAAGCTTCTCCGCGTCCGCCTTGTAGCCGTCCCTCTCTGCCTTGAGGGCGTCTACCGTCTCGGTATGAGCAGAGATGATTTCATCAACCTTCTCATCCTCGATGCCGAGAGCCTTCAAAAACTTGCGTGTAAGTGCCATGTCTATAACCCTTTCCCTTGACGCCCGTTCTTTGGCGTCCAGATTCTATTCATGCGTTATCTATGAAAAGCGGCATGCGCCGCGTTTCACCTTGTCAGTAGGCCGTGTCAGCCTTTAAGCTCGTCGCGAATAATTCGCTTGTACGCGCTCTGGTGATTTGCCACAGCCGGTTTCAGGAACGGCTGCGCTTTCATGCGCTTTGTTCCAAGCTCTACGTGCGGCGCATATTCGACGTTCGTTCCGACGTACGCGGTAACGCTGTCGTCGCCTTCGTAGACTTCTGAAGCTACGCTGTTTCGCAAGCGCCCGGTGTCAACAGGGCACGTACGCTTGGCGTGCTTCTCCATCTCGCCGGCGCATCGTGTCATAGCCGCTTGAACTCTACGCTCAAGCTCGGCTTGAACCTCTGCGCGGTGGCTCGTTAGTTTGAACGTGCTCAAGTCACGACGCCCCCTTTCATGCGCATGTACTCATCGAATGTCTTGTACGTGAGCAAGCGCTTTCCAGTTGCCTCGTGGTTGACGCGTCGCTCGCCGTCGTCTCCCTCGGGGTCTATCGTGACCATGGTGCATCGGCAGTTGTAAACCTCAGATGCCGCGCCTTTTGGGTCGCCCGGGTACATAAGCCCATTGCTGAACTTCTTGTTGTACTCAACGGTCTCTCCGTCAAGGCTCGCATGGCTTGAACGAGTGCGCGAGTCAACCGTGCAAAGCCATTGCTTACGCATCCGCAGCCCTTGCTTTGCAGCCTCCTCGTATGTCATTTGACGCCCGGCGTTTTCTGCGCATGTGCACGCTGTTCTCGCCGTTCGTATTGACGCCGCATTTGCCATACCTGACACATTGCGAAGTCGCTTTGCCATCTTGTCGATGGATTCGCCTTGCAAAATGCCAGACGCAATCTCGTTTCGTATGCGCTTCTGCATCCATTTGCTTGCCTTCTTGCCGTTCAAAGTAAGAGCAGGAAGAATCGGAGCGTTTCCGCCCTGAAGAAGCTGCAAAGTCTGAGCGTTGACGACCGAAAACGACACGTCATAGAACGTACGCTCGATGACGTACGCTGAGTAGTTGTGGGCGTTCACGAAAACGTCCGCCCTTATCTGCTCAATGAGCGCCAGCGCCTCGGCGTCTGTGCTCATGAGCATAGAAATCAGCTCATCGCTCACGCGCTCAAAGCTCTCACCACGGAAAACCGTGTTTGTTGCCCATTGAATCCACTCGGCTGTCGTTATGTCGCCACGCTTCAGCCTTTTCAGCTGTTCGTTCCACTCTTTCTTGTACTGCGAGAAGTACACAGCGCCGATGCTTGCCGCGTTCATTGATGCTGCCTTGTATAGGCGATTTATGGCTTGCTCAAGCAGCTTCAGCTGATGCGACGTGTGGCGGTGCACAGAGTCGATACTACGTGTCGTCGCCATC